AAAGTTCTTAATTTGATATCAGGAATAGTGTTAAGTGGTTTTATCTTCGCCATTACAATCTTGCTCTTTGAGTTAGATCTCGTTCATTAAACTGCTGTTCAATTATATTCGCCTTGTACATTTCTTTGCTAGTGAATCTTCTAAATTGATGGCGACAATTAAAATGTCCTCCGTTTAAAAATGTTTCAGGAAAATTATTGTCAATTTGCTTTAACGTCATTGGACCTGCAGCTAGAATTTGTAAACATATGTCAGAAGTTCTGCCATCAACTGGACCTGTAAATACATACATTAAATTAGCTGGTGCATTTTGTGCCATTTGTTTTATTACAGATCTATTAAACTTTTGCAAAGAATCTCTGTATAACGATTCAGCTTGAAACTTTGACAAAACACCAAGCTGTCCTTTTGTTAATTGATCAACAAACACTTCTCTCGGCAATCCATTTACTATTGATTCTGTAAACAAACTTTTCATATGTACATAAGTATCATCAAATTTAGATCTATATATATTCAAATCACTTTCTACCAAAGATCTCAGGATTGTTTCATCTACATCTGCGAATCCATCCATGTTTCTTAAAGCATCTAAATATGAGTTGGCAACGTTGTCTAATTCAGAATTGAATCCAAGTTCGTTTTCAAATAGATCTTTAAAATCTATTCTGCCGACAGCTAACAACAATTCATTCCTGCTTCTTCCAGAGTCAATGGTTTTGCTATACAAAGATGCTATTTTATTTAATGCTGCTTCGTATTTATTTGCGAATGTATCTGGGTTGTATGACATTAGCTACCTAATATATCACTTAATGTTTGTGTTTGTTCTGGCTGTTCTGGTGTTATTTCAGCTGCCTTTTCATTAATTTCATCATCTGTTAAGTCTGGATTATATTTTCTTAACCAATCTTTTGTTGTTGATAAGTTATTATTCCACTCCCAATCCCATTGCGCTCTTTCCTCTGTAGAGGTTAATGGGAATCTTGGCTCTGAAAAATCAACACTAAATTCATCTGGCATATTAATACCGTGAACTTCTAAAATTCTTCTATCTGTTTTAAATCTTTTATTTTCAACGCCACGCCAAATCATTTGGTAATCGCCCATAACTGATTCTGTAAGATCAATCTCAGCCATCTTTAACGCTTCGCCGCTAATAAATGATTCACGACCAACTGACCATTTGACTTTTAAGTTATTATTATAAGCCACTGAATCAACATAAAACCTAATTGAATTTATATAAGCATCAAGATTTCCACCTGGTGAAACAAAATTGAATGAAGCACCTTCTGGCAGGATCATGGGCTTATCAACACCTAAAGAAACTTGATTCATTTGATCAACGCCTGTAATAACTGGCTGACCCAACGCTTGTAATCTCATAGCTAAACCAAGTTCAGTCATTAATAAATTAATCATTAGATTTGCATTAACAATATCTGTCGCACCGTTACGCATAAAGTCAGTAGTGTAAGGGTGGCGATGGCAAATTGTAAAAGGTAAAACCCCATAAGGATTTATATTGCCATCATTTACTGATTCAATACTGCCGTTTTGATGCACTAAAAAATGTTCATCAGCTGACCAGTAAGCATAGACAACTTCATGTTCTCTTGACTGCCCATGGTTATAAACTGGATAAATGTAAGCAAAAGGTTTCCTGCTTCTTGGTTCAAATATAGGTTCAAATTCTATTATTTGATCATATTCAACCTTTTTACTTTCTTCATTGTATTTGCTTCTGATTAAATGAGAGCCTAATAAATAAGTCAAACGTTCGGCTGTAAGCATAGATTGATCTAAATTTTTAACACTCTCTAAATACTTTTCATTTGTTCTAACAGGTGGATTTTTGTAACCAATTGCACGAGCATTAATCAGCTTTGATGTAATGTTCTGCACAATCAAAGGAACTTCTAAGGATTTAATTGGAAAATACTTTCCTAAATCTTGTTCCATTTCTTGCGGCATTCCCTCATAATATGACAAAAAACGATAGCGATCTTCAACGCTGTCCGTTGTTATATCTGATAGGAATTTTTTTAATCCACTCCTTACAAAATCTTTACTTTCTACGATCATATTTCTTTACCATTGTATTGATGTTGCGATTCGTTGAACTATTGGGTATTTGTATTCTATTAAATAAGTGGCTGCATCCAAGCTATGTGTCAATTCTATATTGCTTTTATCAATGCCGCCATTACGATCTCGTTGAACTTGCTCTAAATCTTTGATTAAATATTTGCAATTAGGATCTACTGTCATTGTAATTTTACCAGTAGCATCTTTTAATTTTCTGTTCAGGGCATTTAATCTATCCCTGTGCGATGGGTGTTTTTTACGTGCATAAACTACATAACCATGGTCTTTAAGTATTTGGTGGTCACTGCGATGTGAGGTTGTAGATCTGGCTGAACCAGCAGGATCTGGATAAACTTCTTTTGCTTGTTTCCATTTATCTTTCATCTCTTTGCATAACATTTCCGTTGAACTATTTTGTTGCCTGATTTCATCAATATAGTGAACAGTGCCGTTGCCATATATACAAGCCAATACTGCTGACATATAATCTACATTAAAGTCAATACCAATAACATAATAACTGCTATAATCATTTGTTGCTTTAATATGTTCATCTCTATTAAATGCCCAAGCTGCGCGATTAGCGGCTGTTTCAAAACTTGCCATAAACTCTTGGCGATATGCTTTTTCATCTAAATTACTTTGCGCTAAAACTAATTCCTCTTCACTTACAAACCCACCATCAATCGTTTTATACTGCCATGACTTCCAATCTATATCTTCGCCCTGACCTTTTAAAAAATAATCATAAAAATTATTATTACTAAAGCCATCTGGTGTGCCAATCATCATTGCTTTTCCGTTAGTAGTTGTTAGCATAGGATAAATCACTTCTTCAAATACACCTGCTTTTTGGTAAGCGTACTCGTCAAGCACAACCCTTGAAAGCTCTGCACCTCTAAGACTATCACTTGCATCTGATCCTTTAATCGCAATCGTGGCACCTGATTGAGTACAACTCATTTCCGTTTCGTTGATCTTCCAACCTCTGTCTCTCATAATTGACTTTAGCGTTGCCCATACTGTTGTCTTGCCTTGTCTGTAAGTTGGTGATATGTACCAACGATTCTCCCCCTGCATAATTTGACCTTTGAGCAGAAACATCAGACCCAGTATTGACTTGCCGAACCTCCGCCCTGCTGTTATCACCTTGAATCTTGCTGGGTGGCTTAATATTTCTCTTCTTTCTTTTGTTAGATAAATCTGCATTCATTTATTTTTATCTTTATCTTGTTCTTTATATTTATCTTTAGCTCAATATAAAGAGTTTGTAAACCCTTTAATTTTCATCTAAAATATTATCATCAAATTCTAAAACTTGCATCGGCTTAAATTCTTCAGTAATTATATGTTCCTTACTTTTCCCCTCAGTCCTGTCCAAAACTTCTTTAATAGCGCCAAGATCTCCTCTCATTCCCATTTGTAATAGCTTTGATAACAACGATTCCCTTTGGCTTCGATCATCCATTTCTGAATCAAGAAGTTTGTTCAGAATATCCTTAGCAGCATTTCTCCTGCCATTAGGATTACCAGTTTCACCTTTTTTCCATCTATTGCCTAAAGTATTCCCTTTAGCAAACTTGCCATCTTTGCGTTTGTTTTGCGTTTGTTTATCTGTTTTCAACAATACCAACCATTACTGGCTTTTCAATTAGATCTATTAATTGTTTAACTTTATCATTGTCAATCTCATATACATCAAACTCAATACGCCAATTGTGAGTCATTTTAAGATTTTTAATTCCAACCAATTCACAATTTACAGCAATGCCCTCATCTTCCATTACTTTTTCTTTTTCTTCTTGCCCATCTTCTTTTTCTTTGGACGACCTACTTTTGATCCGTATGTTCCCTTGCCTTTAGGCATTTTTCTTTTTCGGCGCGGCTTTTACTGCTTTGCCGTTTTCATCGCAGACAACGCAACCATCTTTTTTGTAAGCGTCCTTTTGATCTTTTGATGGGTTGTCTTTACCAAATACAGATCCATCTTTTCTTTTAAAGTATTCCATTTTTATCCCTGTTTTTTTGTTTTTCTAAAAATCTCCTATATTGCCCAGCAGTTCTTCCCTGCCTATTTAATTGAATATTCAGCAATCTCTTAGATTTTTTCCGTTGTTTCGCTTCTTTATTGGGCATTAAAATACACCATCCGAAGCATCTCTTTCTAATTGCTTTTCAACTAACCTTCCACCCATATCAATTCTGGGAGATCCTAATAGGACTTGAGTTTTGGAACTATCGCATATGTCGCATAAAATGGTTTCTGGCTTATCGGTTGGTAACCAAAAAGCCTCTTGGATGTGATCACATCTGAG